GGTGCCGGTGTTGCCGAAGTGAAAGGAGCCCGTCGAGGCGCTGGCGCGTGACCAGACCGCCCCGGAACAGACAATCTGCGGACAGTAAAAATCGCCGCCCACCAGATTGAAACTGGTGCCGTCGTAATTCAGGTACTTGGTGACGCCAGCACCGAAATAGTAGCCACCGGTCGTCGCGGTTGATGCTGCCCGAACGCTGCTGTTGACATTGACCGCCCCATTGAACGTCGCGACGGAGCTTGAGCGCTCGATGAAGAACGGATTGCCGATATAATCTCCGTTGTCGGCGAAATTGGAAATCGCAAAGTTCGATCCGGCGTTGCCGCCGCTTTCGGCTTCGCCGTTGCCAAGCTCCACGACCCAGCGGTAGTTAGCGCCGACATGGCTTGAGATGAACGCCTGCCCGCCAGCGTCCTTGTTCAAATCAATCGACGGACTGGTTTTGTCGATCACCAGATTGCCGGTCATGGTGTCGCCGGTCTTGGCGACCGCACCAATCGCTTCCGCGCTCATGGCGGGCGGCACGATCACCCACGCGCTGTCATAGCGAATGTAGAGCAGGCCGGTGTCGCTCTCCCACCACAGCGAATTATCCGCCGCGCCAACCGGCGGCGTCTCCGACACCAGCACCGATGCGCCGCCACCACCGCCGCCGGACGGATGAACGTGATCCTCGCGTGCATACTTGAGCGAAGTGCCGACGCCACCAGCCCCAGCTTCGATCAGTGGTGTTGCGGTCGCTGGCGCGGGCGAGGTGACTTCATTCCATGCCGCATCCTTGCGGCCATAGGTCTTGCCGTCCTCTGGCGCTTCGCCAAGGCCGCCGGGCGGACCGGGCACGCCTTGCGCACCTGTCGGTCCCGGTGGTCCCTGCGGCCCATCCGCACCGGGCCATCCCTGCGGCCCCTGTGGTCCGGGTGGCCCCGTGCCGCTGTTGCCCTGTGGCCCAGCGGGACCGGGAGGCCCGGGCGGTCCCGGATCACCTTGCGGCCCGGGCGGGCCGGTCTGGATGATCTCGGTCGGGTCGTCGGCAGGAACGATGACCGTCATTTTACTGTGTGCCCAATTCCCAGCGCGTCGGCCCGGCCGAATGCTCCAGCTTGCCGCGCCACATCTCGCGGCGGAGCAGTGAGTTGGGAGCCGTCGCGATCAGCGACTGATAGTAGGTGCCGGGGATCAGGATCGACAGGATCGCAATCGGTATCTGCAGCGTGAAGGCGCCACCCGCCTGATCATTCCACCAGATGCGCCCGTTGTGCGTGGTGCATTCGAATTCGGCGGTCGGATCGTCCGGCTGCTTGCGCACCATCAGGCGCAGCGAATAGCCGGTCATGTCCACCGGCACACCCGCCACCGTTTTGTGGATGTAGCTGTTGACCAGATCGGCGTCGCTGTAAGTAATCAGATCAAGCACCATGGTCGCTCGTCCTCGTCGGTAGCTCTGGTGGATCGATCATTGTCACCGGCCCGTACTCACCCGCCATCGCCCTGATCCACAGCTCACGCCCATGCGCTTCGCAGTCGAGCGGGCTGGCAATGAACGGCTCCAGCGGTTCATCAGGCAATTCCGCAAACCATACCTTGAGCAGCACAATGTGAGAGCCGCGCACACGCCTCGGATTGGCTGCCGACACAATGGTGCGCTCCCACATCACGCGTAGCGCTGCACGAGAGTGACTATTGTCGTTGCCACCGGCTCTCCTGTGATTGCGAATGGCGACCCGGTAATGGTGGAGCTATGCGGACGCCAGTATCCGAATTGAAGCGTATAGATGCCAAAAGCCATGTCATGGACGCCGTTGACCGCCGCTGTGGTATAGTGAAAATCGTAATTCGGTGCCTGCGTCGAGAATGCCCACGAACCTACCCCGTTCCTCGGCATGACCAGCGACGTCGGAGAACCCGACGGGCCTTGCGCACCGGTTGCGCCCGCCGGGCCGGGCGGTCCTTGCGGCCCGGTAGCACCGGCAGTACCCGGTGCACCGGCAGCACCCGTTGCACCCGTTGGCCCCGCCGGACCCGATGTCGGCTTCGCGCCGAACAACAACTGAAATCGCGTGCCGTCGTGATAGACCAGCGCAATGCCGTCGGTGAGAATATCGCCCGGCGCGAGGTTGGTCAGGTCAGGATGCACCACCGGCACCGCTCCCAAACCGTTGACATTCAGCGTGGTAGTGCCGGTGTTCGGGAATTTGACGAGGATGAAAATCTTCAGACCTACATGATAGTAAACGGGTGACGGATCGAGCGTCACCGCCATCGCATTCTGGGTGCCGTAGTCTACGCCGTAGTTCACCAGATCAAGCTGGACCGAACGACCAAGCTGGTTGAGGTCGTTGTTGTCCGGGAATAAATCACTTTGCGCGATGAAGTTGACGATCTCGCGCTGCGGATATTCGATGGACGCCGCCGGGATGACGCTACCTTCGATGCCGAGCGATGGGTCGCCGTCAACATATGGATCGTTGGTGTTGCCACCAAAGGGTTCATTGTACTCCAAGGTAACCTCCCATCAAACCATCAGCCAAGGATACAGGTTGATGGAGCGATCAAGTTTCGAACGATAGGTGAAGACGACGTCGCCATGCCCCGGGCCATAGCGCGTAAAGATACACTCGACGCCGGACAGGACGTGCTCAAGATCAACCAGCCAGTAGAAGCGCATTTCCTGCGGGCCAAGTTGCCAGCGAAAATTCGGATCACCGTCTGGATCGGTATCTGAAACCTGACCGGTCGTCGGGTTCATGCCGCGCGAGTCACCAACCCACGAGACGCCGCACATATATGGCGCGTACTCTCGGATGGTGACGGTCTCACCCTGCCGCGCCGCGAGGTCGATGAAGAATTGCCGATCCTGTCGCCCCAGCAGCGTCATCTTGTAGACGAGTTCGTCTTGTCGCTCAGGGACCGTTTCCGGTGGATAGACTTCGCAGGGATCAGGTAATTGCCAATTACGTTCCCAGTCGTCGAGCAAGCCGTCCGGCGACCCGTCGGGCAACGTATAATCTCTGGTCTTGCGCGGATCGCTCTCGATCTCCAGCAGATCGGCGGCGCGTCCGTCGACGTAGCCCCAGTATTCGGCGAGACCGCGACAGGCGAGGTCGAGTGTGGTGCCCGGGTGCTTCGGCCACGCCTGCCCTTGCGGCAACAACGTCAGAAAGGCGGTGCCGTAGTCCTCGCCGCTTCGACGAACATGTTTGTCGTCAGCCACCAGATCACCTTTCGTACAGGATGGTGCCGAGCACGGCGAGATTGCCGTTGTTGGGCATCGGGTGATCTATCATCCGCAGCGTGAAGCTCTCGACGCCAACGACGTGCATGATCGCCTCGGAGACCCATGCCACGTAGACCGTCGTCGCCGGGACCATCTGACCGTTGACCGAATGCGCGGGGGCAGCTTTGACGCGCAGCATGTCCTTGACGCTGATCTCGACATTCTCGCGGATCGACTCTTCATCCTCGACCAGACTTCTGATGGTGAAGTCGATCGGCTCCGGTACCGGCGCGAGCACCCAGCAGTCCTTGGTGGTGACCGGGCGCACGGTGTCGATGTATTCTTTCACCATCGCCACGTCTTCGTTATTTGGAAAGCCATCCTGATCGGCGCGCAGTTCGTCCATCATGAAACGCACGGTGATGGTGCCGATACCCATCTCGGTCGCCGCCCACGCGCGCGTCACGCCCGGGACCGATAAGGCCCACGCCACGTAGTCGTTGGCATCGCCGCCCATCGGGGGCTGCCGAATGCGAAACAGGATACGGGCGCGTAGATCGTCATCGTTCTCGACATCGACGCCGCCCGTGATATCGACCACGGTCGCGCTGCCGTCCAAGCCGGGAATAACGGCGGAGACGCCGAGACTGCTGCCTCCCTCCAGATTGCCAATGGCACCAGCGTCGAGCGACCGAACCGGCGCGGCGGTCGCCCCGGACCCGACGGTGATCTCCTCCGTGGTCTCGTAATCGGCAAGGCCGGTCAGCACTGTCGCGGTCGGGACAATGGTGCCGGGGTCGCCAGTGAATGTCACGGTGCCGCTGGCGAACGTCGCCTGCTTGCGGCCCTTGGTGCCGTCCGAATTGACCAACCAGATTGCGCCATGGCGATCGAGCCATTCGCCTTCCGCCGTGTCGGGCAAAAGCTGCAGCGTCAGCCAGTCGATATACTGCAGGTTCAGATGGCACAGGCCGCCCTGCGCATCGGACAGTACCCGCAATACCGAATTGGGGACGCTGGCATCAGCGCCCGGCAGCGACGCCCGGATGTCGTCCCGGACGAGTCCTCTGACTTCTTTGAGCGTTGGCGTGTTCCAAGGCAATGTCAGGCCCTTTCAATTTCGTTCCAGAGGACTTGGAAGCGCAATTCGACCGGACGGGTAGGACCGCGATAGATGACGACCGTCGCCTCGATCTGCTGTGTGCCGACGCGCCACGCATCGACATCGAAGCTGGTCGCGATCTTGTTGGTGACGAATGGCTGCAGCGCTTCGCTGATGTACTGCTCGACGCGGGTGATGGTCGCGCCTTCAGGGTCTTCCACGCCGACAATCTTGGCGCGCTTGAGGAGCCACAGCTTGGTGCCGATCGGCCAGCCGCCGAATAATTCCTCGGCATCCATATCGCCCCACCAGCCCGCTCGATCGGTCGAGTCCGGGTCGGGCAGAATATCGTTGGGGCCTGCCAGCCGATCGGTGCCGAGCGCGACGATCACCGCCGTTGCCAGCGCCTGCGTGTCGTCCAGTGTGCCGTCATCGAGCAACCACCAGTCGATCGGGATTTGATATTTCGGAAAAGCGTCCGGCGATTGGACAAGGCGGATATCAGGCAATTTTCAAGCTCCCCTTGCTTCCAGCTTTGCGATGCGGCGTTCAAGCTCCGCTATTCGCGCCTCCATGACTTCGAAGTATTTCGGTCCCGACGCGGTGGTCGCCGGGACTCTTGCCGCCAGCGGCAGCGTGACGCCCGGCGGTATCGTCACGCCCGGAGGCAATCCCGGCATTGGCAGCGCGGGGATCGACGGCAGCGTGAGCCCAAGCCCAGAGATGATCGAGTCGATATAGCCTTTGGTCGCCACATGCATCGCTGATATCGGCGGCGCAGCGGTCACCTGTTTCATGAAGTGACCCAAGCCGCCCGTGAACTTGTCGCCGAAAATCTGCATCAGCGG